AGTACCGCAACCGTCCGTCTAGTGACTGCATAAAGTTTTATAAAATCGTTGGGATGCGCCGGGCTGAAATGTCCCGCCCTGTTGCTGAGTTATTTGCGGAGGGCAAGATACAACATTACACCGTTGCAAACAAAGGCGCGGGCGTGGAAAATGTTTATAACGAGCATCCGCGCGGGTACATTTATCATCCCGTGTGGTCGCCGTTGGATTGGAAAGTCAACGACGGCAACAACGAGTTATATTTAGCGAAGGAATTTTGTCTATGAAAATATTTCTACTTGTTGTTTGGTGTGCGTCAATAGCGTTTGTACTATCAGGCTGGCTGAAAATCAAAATAGAGCATTATAAAATATCCAGAATGACACCCTATAATCGCATGGTTTATATGACGGAAAAATACGGCATGAATTGGCAGATTTATTTTGATGAATGATGTAACCAACGGCGGCTAATATGTCAAAAAAAGAACTTGCTGAAAAGTTGCTTGTAACGCTAAAGGAAAAAATGTGGTATCGCGAGGGCTTGCCAAGTGATGGGTGGGTAGTGGAAAAGATTCTAGAAGCCTTTGATGCCTTGTCGGATATATGCCCTGTTTGCAACGGTAGCACGGTTGTGTTTGATGGTATGTTGCGGCAATGTCGTACCTGTGAGGGTACGGGAAAACGCAAAACTGTAACCAACAGCGCGGGTTAAGCGTCATGCAAGGGGGCTGGATTTACCACAGTGATAAAAAAGTGAGGCAATCTTGCAGAACTGTTCACGCTGTATGAAAAAGAACATGTGGCAAAGTACTGAATGGGTTGATGCTGAAACCGGCGCGCGCTGGTGGAAGTGTCGCAACTGCCCCGCCCATTATCAATTGGAGGATCCGCCGCAAGGCTTGAAAATCCCGCCGAAAATTTTATACCTTGACATCGAAACGTCGTTGATGAAAGTCTGGTTATATGATTTATACGGCGAACGCAATACACACATCAATGCGGACATGCTGGACAGTAAGCGCTTCGTCATTAATTGGGCGGCGGCGTGGTTAACGCCTGAGTACGAGATAAAGAAAATCGTATCCGCCGTTGTCACTCCGCGCGAAGCCGTCAAGCAAAAAGACAAGCGCATATTGCGCCCACTATTTGAATTAATGGACGCGGCGGATTATATTTGCGGACACAACTCCCGCAACTTCGATGTTAAGATATTGAGGTGGCGGTTTTTGTTTCATGGCTGGGGCTATCCGTCAAAGTTTACACAGGTGGACACGCTGGCGCTGGCGCGAAATACAAAACCAGAATCAAGGTCGCTTGATTTTTTATTGAAACAACTGGGACACGCGGGCAAGCGGCATCAACTAAAGAGCGAGCAATGGCGGGAGATTGTCGAATACGGTACACCAAAGTTATTGAATCAGGCGAATAGATATTGCAGGCAGGATGTGCGCGGCGGGGCGTGGTTGTTGAAAGTATTGGCAAATGCGGAGGCGCAAGCCGGTAAGGTGTTATTCAAATGACGCTAAAATGGTATACATAAAACCATCTTAAGCGTTATAATGTAAAAAACTCCATGTGGGAACATGGAGTCAGTATTACAGCCGTAGGGCGGCTATAACAAAAGGCATTTTATCACACATGGCAAATGCTGTTGTAAGGTATGCTCAAAGTGTAGCGGCAACGACCGCCAATTCAACCACCTGGGTGGACTTGGCTTCGATTGCCAATACTGAATTTGAGGCAAATAAAACGTACCTGATTTTAGCGAATCAGGTATGTACGCATGACAACACAGGCAACCATACCCGCGTGCGTCTGGTGCATGGCACAACCCCGACGGCGTTTGACGATGCCTCTTGTTCGTGGGAGGGACAGGGCGCGGGCGCAAGCACGCAAGACCATGAAATCAGTTATATGTTTTTTTACACCCAGCCATCCACGGCTGAGTTAATCAAACTGCAAATCAGCGTTAACACAACGGGGTCAACTGTCACCAATAAGTTAAGTCAAATCCTTGCAATCAAGTTGAGCGATGACTTTACCGAAAATACGCATTACTTCAAAGCCGAAGATTTAGTTAATTACACCATTACAGCGACACCGACCGCAAAGGCGACCACCGGCTCATTTACGCCGAACGGCACGGATAGATGGTTGTTTATCGGCAACATGATCGAGGATGTGGTCACCATCGTAGATGAAATTGGTTTTGAGTTATACGATAGTGTGGCGGGTGTTCTTGGTTTGGTGTGGCAGGAGGCAGAGGATACCGCTGACCAGCGCGCACATAGTTTGTTTTGGGCGGGCGTGCCAACCAATGCGGCGCGCACGTTAGCAATCAGACCAGTCAATGAGGCAGGGTCCAATGTCATGCTGGCGGGGCGCACCATTGCGCTTAATCTCACAACGATGTTTGCTCAATCCGCGAGCGCATTTTCAGCAAGTGAAGTCGACCCCGCAACGGGCGGCAGTTGGACGAATGTCGCAACCGTATCCCCCACTCCGACGAATACAGGCGACTGGGTTGTCATTGCATTTTCCACCGTTGATTCGAACTACCAGAACGAAGAGGCGGAAGCGCGGCTACAAATTAACGCAGACGGCGGCGGGCTGGTAAGCACGCCCGATTTTGGTACAACGTCACCGGGCGCGGATGCGTGGGACGCGCTGGACGAAAACCCGTTCAATGTATTCAACCTTATATCGCTAACCAGCGGCGCGGCGCGTGACATAAATTGGGACTGGACGAGTAGCGTGGCGTTGACAACGCTAAAGGTTGAAGATAACGGCGTTGTAGCGTTTAGCGTGGCAATGCCAGCGGCGGCAACCAAAGCCCCGCCGATATTCAATAGACCCACACGGGTTATCAATAGGAGATTTTAATTATGCCAAATGTTTTTTATGCCCCCTACACTGGCACACTTACCAACGCGGGCGGCGATAGCGATTTGCTGGAATGCTCGCCCGCCAGTAATAAGCCGTGTAAGTTAGTGCGCCTGATTATCAGTCAAACATCGGAAGTGGGCGATGCGGCTGAGGAAAATATCCGCATTAGTATTATTCGATTGCCCGCAACTTTCACCAGCGGCACAGGCGGATCAACTGTGACAAAAACCTACCCGTCCAGCGCGGGCGGCACAGCCTCTGCAACGATGGAGGCGAATAATACAACCATTGCCACAACTTCCGGCACGGCTGAAACACTGGGAGAGTTCGGCTGGAATGAGCGCAATACGCCGTGTGAATTTGTCTGGTACGACGAACGCTTTGCCCCGCGTGTGGCGAACGGCGAAGGCTTGGTGGTGCGTTGTCAGTCAACTGTTGCGGATGATATAACTATTGAAATCTATTCAGAATGGATTGAGGAGTAAACCATGTCAAAAACAAACACATTCGAGAATGACTTGCTTTTATTGGTGTTCAATAACACCGATATAACATTGATTGGCGATGCGGCGGGCTTGCAGAACTCTGCCGCCGCTGGTTCGTTGTATGTGTCATTGCATACCGCCGAACCTGGGGAGGCGGCAAGTCAGACAACCAGCGAGACGGCATATACCAACTATGCCCGCATTGCGGTTGCGCGTTCGGGTGCGGGCTGGACGGTATCATCCAACTCGGTAAGCAACGCCGCCGCGATCACTTTCGCAACCTGCGGCGTAACTGGCGCAACGATTACGCATTGGGGCATTGGCACGGATTCATCGGGTGCGGGAAAGATGTTGTACACGGGTCCGCTCGGCTCTGTGGTACAGGGTCCGTTCACTGCAAAAGCAGACGACACGATCACCATCCCAGGACATACGCTTGCAGTGGATGAACGGGTTGCTTTTTATCCCGCCTTCGGCTCATCGCTTCCGACAGGTATCACGGAAGGTACAATCTATTGGGTCAAGACCGTTTCCGGTGATGATATTACAGTCTCCACAACGCAAGGTGGCGGCACGTTGGATATAACCGCTGTTGGTGACGGCGTGGCGATTGAGGCGGCAACTTTGGCAGTCTCAAGCGGTATCACGCCTTCATTCGGTATTGGCGCGTTGGTTGTATCAGAGGATTAAAATAGGCTTGTAATGTGCCTGTATATATCAGACGTACCAGACCATCGAAATCAAGACGGCGGCTTGTTTATTCAGTCGCTGGTGTTGCGCTGTCTCAAATTACAGGGCGTTCTTTCGGCGCGGCTTTTGAAAATGGTGCGCTTGCCGGTAGCGGTATATTATCGGCGCGTACAAGCGGCGCGGCATTTAACCGCGCCAGTCCGACTTTGCTTATATCTGCCCGCGCAATGGGCGTTACATTTGATAGAGGCAACCTTGCAGGTAGCGGCGCGTTACTCGGAAAAATATATGGCGAGAGTTACGCGCGCGGCGTTCTGGAATTTCTTGCCAATGCAATTTACGGGCGTTCGGCGGGTTCCGGTTATGGGCGCGGCATTCTCCCAGCAAGCGGCATATTGGCTGGGCGGATTTATGGCTCCGCACATGAGCGCGGTTACCTTGCCCTACTTGCCAATGATATATTCGGGTGCTCGGCGAGTTATGGATTTACGCGCGGCGCATTGCTCGGAAGCGGCGCATTGTCTGGTCGAACATCCGTCAATGCTTTTGAGTATGGCAATCTCGCGGGTAGTTTTGCACTTACAGCGCGCGTCTATGGTATTACATTCGAGCGCGGCTTGTTGGTTGGAAGCGGCTTATTGCTTGCGCGGGCAAATGGCGCGGGTATTGGCAGAGCGACTTTTACAGCCAGCGGCGTTTTACAAGGTCGAATATATGGATATGAGTTTGGGTATCTAAGTTATGCAATTGCGGCAACTGCAATCATCCGCGATTGGACATTGCGAAGCCGCGACTTAACCTTCACATTGAACAACAGGGATATTGCCTTTAGTTTACACAGTCGCGATACCGCTTTTTCACTGGATGATAGAGACACCGGCTTGACCTTGAAAAATCGTGACACCGGCTGGACGCTGGATGATAAATAAACGGAGTTGATTATGCCAAGTAGTTCACGCGAAATCAAAGAAGGTTTGCAGGAACAGGGCGCAGAGGAGGAGATTGTTTATACCCTCACAACGACGCCCTGGGGCAGTACGCCTACTGCAATATCGGTGACGGCGTTTTCAGTTAACGAAAATGTCTCACCGCCTAGTTATAGTGATGTAACCTCCACGTTGTTTCCAACCAACTCACCAAGCGCAAACGGCGATGTGATTACGTTGTCGCTTTGTAAAGCGATGACGGCGGATACGTTGTACCGCATTGAAATCAAGTTTACCTGTTCGGGTAATAAATTTGAGCCTTATGCGATGATACGGTGCAGGCGGTAGCGATGGATAAACTCAAAACCGCCCTTGCGCTTGTGCGTGATGTGTCCGCAATCCTGTTGATTTGGTTTGCCATCCTGTACGGCATGTTCACATTTCAGGCGCGCGGCGATTGCCTGCGCTTCAACGCGCCTCACGCGGTACTCACGCCCGCCGGTACAGTCTGCTATACCATAGCGGATGGGACGGAGTTTTTTGCCCCGCTTACCCTATTGCGGGAGAAATCAGAGAAATAACGATGGATGAAATTGTAATAGGATATATTATCGGCTGGATAATAGGAACGATATTGTCTTATTATCTATTTGATTTGTTTTTGGATTGGCGCGAAAAAAGGAACAAATAACGATGGATGAAAATATTATCAAACACAAGGCAAAAGAACTTGCGCTTGCTGAAATCAAAACAAACCCCGACGAAGTTTATGACGAATTTCAATTTGCTGGCGCGGCGATTGGACTTCCAAATGATGAATATGTATTGATTAAATATTTCCGCCGTAAAGCAAAGCCGCTTGACAATGCGCCGTATGATTATGCGGGCGTGACAGCGTTTCAGTTGGTGTGCGAATGAGTGACTTGAAATGGACGCCGAACTGAAATTAAAGCCGCTGTCAAAGAAACATCAAAGGGTACTTGACGAGTACCTTGTCTGTTTTAATCAGACGCGGGCGTATCAAAAGGTTTATCCAAAAGCGTCCTATGATTCAGCGCGTTCTCTTGCGAGTGATTTATTTGCAAATACTAACTTTTCGGCTCATGTAGCGGAAAGATTGAATGAAGCGAAAATGAGCGCGGATGAAGCCGTAAAATTGTTATCAGAGATAGCGCGGGGTGATATTGGCGATTTTATGGCAATCAATTCAATGGGCTTTGAGTTAGACTTGGGAGCGGCTAGAGAAGCGCAAAGAACCGGCGTTATAAAGCGGGTGCGCCAAACTGTGATAACCGTCAACGGCGAAAAAGAGGACAAAGAAACCATTACAACCGATATAGAATTGCACGATAAATTATCGGCTTTGCGTGATGTTTTGAAACTACACGGCAAATTGCCCGAGCGACTCGACCTCAGCAACAGCGACGGGACGCTGACAAAGGTAATCATTGAATATAAAGAAATTGACGCTACCGAAACTTCACAAAGCGCAATTGGCGATAAAGCGCAACCGCAAAAGGTTTAATGTGATAGATTGCGGGCGGCGGTTTGGTAAGAACATCCTATTGCAGGACGGTGCGATTACAACCGCCGTTGAGGGTTTCCCCGTCGGCTGGGGCGCGCCGACTTATAAGATGTTATTAGATGATTGGAAGAGCATTACGAACATTCTTGCACCGATTACAATCAGACGGAGCGAACAGGAAAAGCAATTACAGATAATCAATGGCGGCGTGATAGATTTTCATTCACTCGATAACTCCGATTCGATACGCGGCAAGAAGTTCAAACGTTTTATTATCAACGAAGCGGCGTTTGTGCCGAACCTGCTGGATATATTTAATCTTGTCATCCGTCCGACATTGATAGACTACGAAGGCGACGCCGATTTTGCAGGGACGCCGAAAGGTATGAATGGCTTTTGGCAGTTGTTCAACCAAGCGGGTGATGATTGGGCGCGCTGGCAGATGTCGAGTTATGAGAACCCGCATATCGCAAAATCAGAATTGGACACGCTCAAGTCAACCATGCTTGAGCGCGCTTTTCAGCAGGAGATTATGGCGCAATTTCTGGAAGACGGCGGCGGTGTGTTTAGGAATGTCATGGCGTGCGCCGTTGCGGTTGGTTGCGACAAGGGCGAAACCGACAAACAGTATGCTGTCGGTGTGGATTGGGGTAGAACTAACGACGCTACTGTGTTTGTGGTTATTGATATACAATTGCAGGCAATGATATATTATGACCGTATGACTGATACCGATTTCAGCAGTCAAAGGACGCGGCTCAAAGCATTATCACAGCGCTTCAATAACGCGCCTGTATTGGTTGAGACAAACAGCATCGGACAACCGCAACTTGAAGAACTGCAACGCATGGGCATGGCAGTCCAGGGTTTTCAAACCACGAACGCAACCAAGCAGGAGATTGTCAGCGGCTTGCAACTGGCATTTGAACAGCGAAGCATAAAGATACTCAACGACCCGCTTGTGATTAGCGAGTTGATGGCGTATCAGTCCGAACGCCTGCCTTCCGGTTTGTTGCGTTTTGGCGCGCCGGAAGGGATGCACGATGATATTGTAATGGCGTTGTGTATTGCGTGGTGGGGTGCAATCAATGCTTCACCCATGCCCGCCAAACAGCCAAAACAAAATAGCACATGGAAACCCGAAGCGGGCGGGTGGAGTAAGAAATATTAGGAGTCATTATGGCAAAAGAAAAAGGCGTTACCGGTTTAGTGTCATTCAGCGGACAGATACAGGATGAGTTCTTGCGCGAATTGCGCGGCAAGGAAGGGTATAAACGCTTCGATGAGATGCGCCGCAATTCGCCCATCATTGGCGCAATGTTGTATTATCACGAACAGGCGATCCGCAAAGCGTCATGGAACTTCACGAACACCGCCAACGCAAAAACACAAGATGATCGCGTGGACTTCCTGAATCACGCCCGCGAGTATATGACTCAATCATGGAATGATGCACTCAGTGAGTGGTTATCGTTCCTGTGGGCTGGCTTTCATATCTCATATCCCATTTATAAACGTGATGAAAACAATCGGCTGGTGTGGGATTGTTTCAGCCCGCGCAAGCAGAACACGGTTTATCAGTGGCTTATAAATTATCCCGGCACGCAAGGCTATGACCCAAACAAGCGCAATGGTGACATTCTAGGATTTATCCAGCAAGCCCCGCCGTCGTATGAAATGACAACAATACCGGTGGATGATATTATTTTGTTTCGCACAAAAGTGGAGGCGAATAATCCCGAAGGCATGTCGTTATTGCGTAACGCATGGATACCCTACTTCTTTACCAAAAATTTGCAGAGCGTTGAGGCGATAGGATACGAACGAGACTTAAACGGCTTGCCGGTAGTGGGTATGCCACAGGGCGCAAATACCGATCCAGATGACACGAACAGCGATTATAGCAAAGCCGCCGAGATGGTAAGGAATGTGCGCGTGGATGAACAGGGCGGGCTTGAAGTGGGGGAGTTTGATGGTAGCCGCATATTCAGGCGTAATCTCCCTCACCCTGCCGTTTTTAGTTATCTTGCCAAACGAAAACAAGCGGTAAGGTTCTCCCGCTTTTACGTTTACAAATTCATCAAATAAGATACTGTGCATAAAAAATACCCGTTCAATGTAAACGGGTATAAGGCGGTTCGTGTTGTTGCGGGGGCTTGCGCGCACGCTATTCGGTTAAGGCGATCATACCACATAATTTAATTATCTGTGGTACTTGTCAAGACGGATTCATGTTTCGGCGGTTCTGTATGCCCGCCAAACCCGTAACGCTTTTCAAGATAACGGCATATCATCATTAAGGCGCGATAAAATATTTGAGCAGTTTCTTTGTCCATGTCAACCTTTCGACTCTAGGAATCTGGCAAGCCGTTCTGCAACACCATTCCATATTTTGACAATCTTTGACTGCGACTTTGCCACAACGTCCTTCATCTGATACCAGCGTCCCGCGTGTACCTCTGCCTGTGTTGTATCACCGATAACGTAACCAGCATAATCCAATGAAGTACCGAATGTACCCTCAAAATTCCCGCCGCCTAGTTGGTGTATCTTATAGATGGACGGATTGCCAGAACTTCCGCCGCTTTGGTCACTACCCAACGACTTACCTAGAGTTCCAGTACGGTCATATTTGCTATTGCTTGGAGGGCTAGGATATGCCGGAACATTCTCCCAAAATACATTTAGCGACGCAGACATACCAACCGCCATTGTTTTCACCAATTCAACGGGATACTTTTGCATCCGTGCAATCAACTCGTCAAGCCCTTTAACTTCCGCTATTTGACTCATAAGCCTAGTATCTCATCTATCTGCTCAAGTACCAAATCCACATCAACTTCGGGTTGTAACCAGCAACGGCATCCTGGATGCGATGATTCGGGCGGGGCGGCGTCTATGTCGCCAATGCCGACGTGCTCACCCTCATACGATGAACAAATGGGGCAAACCAATTCATCCTGCGCCGTCATCCATACAGCGGAGCGCACAAAGCCGGTACTCTCCCACGCCTCCATGTTGCCTTGACTAAATGCCCGCGTCACTTCTGTGGCAGCGATACGCGCGGCGCGTGACTCGCCATACAACCCCGCCAATTGCGCCTCAAGTACATCAATGCTTGCGCCGCTTTGAATCCAGCCGCTGATTATATCCTGCGTCTGTGTGCGGGTCGTTTCCATGATGTTATGAATATAGACGTAGCGGTATTCCTTCGCCCATTTCGCCGCCTGTTCGTTGAATTTGACGGGATTAACAAGCGGCTGAATATTTGGCGGTAGTAAATCTATCCCGCCGTCAAGTCCCAACGCAAGCGCGGACATATACAGGGGAAGTAAGTCATCGTACATATCCTCCTCTTGTTCCTGCCAATACAGCGCGTCAAATGGGGTCGTCATGGTTTCTGTTTCGCTTCCCGCGCCCATTTCATAATACGCCGCTTTTGTTTTTCGAGTATCTCTGTCACCGCTTCGTTATATGCTTTTTCTGCCTTGCGCCGTTTGGTTGGGAGTTTGAATTATTATCAGGTAGCGGTAAGGGCTTTGCGGATATTGGCAAGACAATCGAACGCTATGAAAGCCGTACCATGATGGTCACGTTGTCGCAGTTTATCATGTTGGGACAAAACAGCATTGGCACACAGGCGTTATCAAGCGACCAATCTTCCATCGCTGAGATGATTGTCAACGCGACTGCTGATATTATCGCTGAAACATTTACCAATTCAACGGGATACTTTTGCATCCGTGCAATCAACTCGTCAAGCCCTTTAACTTCCGCTATTTGACTCATAAGCCTAGTATCTCATCTATCTGCTCAAGTACCAAATCCACATC